TACGACAGAGGGACTTTGTTTTATTATACTAAGTTTGAGCCTGTTATTACAAACAAAGAATATATTAAATACAAAGACAAGCACGAAAAACACGCTGAAGTTAAGATGATCTCACAAATAGGAGAAATCTTGAAGGGTGCAGGGTTTGACGGTGACAATGTAATGATACAGGGTGGAAATGCCAAAAAATCAAACTAAAAAATACTATGGATTGCAGGTGCACACGCTCACGTTTTTAAAAGTTGATGAGAGCGGGGAAAGCATCGATGGCAAACAGTACGAATACACCGGAGACCACAGCGGCTTCTGCGATGGTATTGAGGATGAATATCTGGAAGAAGTTAAAAGTGAATAATAAAAGTTACAACCTGGCGCCAGAGATGGCGCCGGGCCAATACGTTTACCATCCGGCCTGCCATTGCAGCCGGTGCCTGGATAAGCGACAAGCTACAAGCATAAAGGGCCAGTTTAGAATGATTCTAAAAAGCATTCTAAATTATAAAGTTACAAGCAACAAGCGACAGGCCCCGGAAGCGGCAAGCAAAAAGAGCTTGACATTTGGTCTGGGATATTATAAGATAAGATTTTAACCAACTAGAAAGAGGATAACATGAAGACATTAAAAAAAGAATATCAACCCGGCGGCAGCCAGCGACAGGAGATCCTGGACAAGGCTGTCAAGTACTTACTGGACCCAAAATTTGGGACCCAGAACATGAAGCATGCATTCCTGCTGGAGCAGGTGGGGCTGTCTGAGTCTGAGTACTTGGAATGCCTGAACAGAGCGACGAGCTCACCGGGGGCCTGGTGAATTTAAAACAAGCTAAAGAAATAACCGGCGGGCTGTCAAGCCCGTCGAAGATGCCAGGTTATGCATATAACCTGCCAGCCTGGCGCTGCATAACTGGCGTTAAGCTACAAGCAGTAGCCGGCTCAGTGTGCGCTGGCTGTTACGCCATGAAGGGCCGGTATCGGTTCAGGAACGTTAAGGAAGCCCTTGAGCGGAGACAACAGTCTCTGGTCCATCCGCAATGGGTGAACGCCATGACGCTGCTGGTCACGCATTACAGCAAGAAGGTCCCGTTCTTCAGGTGGCATGACTCCGGGGACCTGCAGGGGGCTCAGCATCTCAAGAACATATTCGAAGTATGTATACGTACACCACAGGTCCAGCACTGGATGCCAACACGCGAAGTGAAGCTGTTGACGCTCATGGACCCGGACGTGGTACCTAAAAATTTAATTATTCGTGTGTCCTCGCATATGATAGACCAGGGGCCAGTTAACTTCTGGCCCCATACGTCGACTGTGGTCCAGGCTGGGAAGACATGCCCGGCTCAGGACCAGGGTAACGAATGCGGCAGCTGTAGACAATGCTGGGATAAGACTGTAAGTAATGTTGCATATCCTAAACACTAACATGACCTGGTACCATCCTAAATATTATGCAGAGCTAAGAAAGCTTCGGAAGCAACAAGCGGCAAGCGACAGGCAACGTAAGGAACAAGCAACAAGCGGTAAGGAACAAGCACCTGAAGATACAAGCGACAAGCGACAAGCTACAAGCAGCAAGCAACAAGCAACAAGCAACAAGCTAAAGATTCGTAAGATATAAGCCACAAGCTACAAGCTCCAAGGCACAAGCATCTTCACATTTAAATCCTTCCCTATCTAGGGCCAAGATACTGGTACCTGGAAACAATTTGCAGGAGCCCTGACTGGGCTTCTTGGCTTGTTTTACAAGTATGAATGTGTTGTGTGGATGCTTAACATGGAAGGCAATTTGATGTGGCGAGAACCGGATTTTGTTATCCGATGTTATCTTTAGCTCTACAGTAAAAAAGTGCCCATTAACATTATACCCCAATAGATCAGGAGTACCAAATAGAGAAGTATTTTCAATCCTTGTCCACGATATTTTAGGTGTAATTCTTTTAAGCTCATGCCATAGTTTTCGTTCTGGTTTCATTATAATAATGATGATAACAGACGCTTAAACTATTAGCTTTGGTTCACCCATTTTTGCTACTTCATCGTGAGTTGTAATCACTATTCTGTGAGTCTCTCTAGCACCAATAATTTTATTTTCAACTAAATTCACACTCATAACATCATAATGTCTACCATCAGGAGTCCTGACTTGAACACGTGCGTCTTGGGCTACACTACTACCTTTCTTTGGACCGACGAATCTATCGAAGACCATAATTAAATCTCTACCTTTTAGCATTGCTCTCCATTTCTTTTATTCTATCTGTTAACGTAGCAACATCATAAGATAATAATGTATTATCTCTTTTCAATTCTACTATTTCTTTTCTTAAGTCTTCAATTATCTTAATTAAATCTGATTTTTCTACTTCATCTTTCATATTTACAATATAAGATATTATAGGTATATTGTCAATCATGTCAGAAATAGAACAGAAAAAACCAGGACTCCCAGCTAGACTCACACCTATGCAACGTAAGTTTGCTGAACTATTGGTATTCAACGAAGGGCATAAGTTTGCCTATGAATGCGCCAAGGAAGCAGGGTATGAAGGAGATAATGCCACACTTAGAATGCAAGCTAGTAGACTTCAAAATCCTAGATACTTTCCATTAGTAGTTAAACACATAGGAGAACTACGTGAGGAAAACTACAAAAAACACAACATATCTTTCGGTGGTCACTTAACAGAGCTAGCTAAAATCAGAGATGAAGCTTTAAAAAACAGATCATACTCCGCTGCAACTAACGCAGAAAAAGCACGTGGAACTGTTGGTGGATTATATATTGAACAGAAGATTATCAGAACGGGTAAGATAGAAGATTTATCTGAAGAAGAACTAAATAAAAGAATCTCTACAATCAGAGATGATCACGCTTTGTTAATGGAAAAGACTGAAGCTAAAAAAGAAACTAAAGATAAAAAACCAAAACCTATACTATCTTAGTCATCTTAACTACCCAAGAAGTAGGAATCATAGTCCGATCACCAAAAGTCATTTCCTTTGTAGTAGAATCTAAATCATAAGACGCAAATATTTTTACTGAATCTTTATCCTTGGAGAATACCCAACCTTCATTAACTGGTCTAGCCAATTTCATCTTATTAAACTCTCTGTCATCAGCCCAACCCGAATCGGATAACGCATCAACCCACTCAATCCTGTACTTTGAATACGGGATATCGTTCGACTGAGTTGGCACGACTTGTTTTCTTAGTCTTGGTTTTCTTCTCTTTGGTTTTCTTTTGTTTGCCATAAAAATAATCTGGGTTGTGTTTTGCATTGAACTCATCCATCCAAGGTGATGGACCACTCCAATTTTTATTTCTACCTATCATACTCTACCCTATACCTTTTTAAAAATATTTTTTCCACTTTTGGTGACCCAAAAGTCCCGCGCGGCCCCTAGTAAAAAATAAATGGCTTATACCAATGCTTATTTAAGCACAGATTGTCACGTCCTTTTAAAACCATTGGTATTCCTTGCTAATCACGAAATCACGAGATCACGTGTAAATTAAAAGTGCTGTTTTAACAATTTCATAGTTTTGAAAAAGGTATAGATTCGTGATCAACCGCATAAAACCTTACTTCTTATATAATCCCAGTCGCTTGTTGCCTGCTCCTTGTGGCAAGAATAAGGCACCTTGACTGTGACATATATATCACACTTACTCGTCTGTAATATCTTGTAACAATATGATTTTGTTCTGATTCACCATTACTCGTCCGAGCAACTGCTGAATTTTAACAAACAACCCGTCTAATTGTTCTTCGGGAACATCATTAGTTTCTGTCTGAAGTAATCTCTTCAGTTGAGTCTCATCAACTTGCATCTCTTTCAAGATTCTTTTTTCAACTCTTTTGATTGTCTCTTTGTTCATAGTACTTATCCACCCTTTCTAAAAATTGATGTTGATATTTAATAAACTCTTTCCCTTTGACTTGAAATTTTTGGAAATAATTATCTGGAGTACACATCAATATAACTCCTTGAGTAATCTCTGATTCATGCACGTGATTATGCGCCATAGCATAAGCACCTAACTGCATAAAATAATCATCGTTCTTCCCTTCCTTC